AATACACTTATAAACCTGAAACGAAGATGACATTACATAAAAGTCAGAAGTTTTTAGACTTGTGGCACCAGTTGAAGATGGATTAGTAGGACTATAATTTAAATCAAACTGATCATATACTCTTCCACTTGACCAATTTTTTCTAGGTATAACTAACGATACGTCTGTTGGATTAATTTTTTTTAAATTAATAATTCTATTTCTTGTATCATTTTCTATAGCTCCACTTTCATCTGGAGTAGGAGGAGATAACTCAGATGGCCACGCTACTACTTTACCTATAAAGTAATAGTAACTTGATCGACCTGAAAAAAGTTCATTAAAAACTGAATCAGCAAGAGTTTTATGTATTGAATCTTTTAATCTAAAAGTCATTTTAAGCTATTGTTACGTTCCATGTAACTGTAATCGAATCTGAACCGCCTTTTGTAATAGCAGAAAAAGTTGTTCTACATAACATTATACCACCAGAATCAGGACTTTCAAAAATAGCTGCTTCTTGAACACTGCCAGTAGCAACTCCACCTCCAAATACTCCGGTAAATGTTATTGCATTTGAAGATATTGTATTTGAAAAATTTCCATCTTTAACTCTACCTAACTCAGAACCAAGTGTTGTATCACTACCAGCTGGTGTAGTCCCACTACTTCCCAATGCCATTGATGATGGTACATTAGATGAAGGATTATTAACTAGCTTAGAGGCAATGAATGCTTTACCAACATTAACAACTAAATTAGGTACAGATTTAGTTTCAACTACTTTACCGTCTTTATCTTTCTTTACTATTTTTAAATTTCCAACAAGTTTTACTGAATCGTTCATCTATGGTCCTTAAAAGGTTTCTGTTGTTCCTGTTATATAGCTATCAGCACTATCTGGATCTTGATTTACACAATATGTTTCAGCAAAATATGACTGAACATTACTCTTAGCTATACCACCATCAAACAATGTGTCTGTAGAGTCAACTAATCCAGTACCAGTTTCTGTTCCAACATTAGAATCATCAACTGTAAATGAATCAAATAATGTAAGATTAACTATATCAGAAGAAGTTGTTGATATATTAGTTCTTACATCTAATATATCAGATAATTCTCTATTGTTAAATAATCTTTGTCCAGCTGGATGAATTGTATCTAATACAACATCTCTGAATGTATTTATATCTAAACCTGTAACTAATTCATATGCAAAAGGTTGAAATAAAAGATCATTTTGTAATCTTATATCTGGCTCTGATAAAAATCCTTTATTGGTTGTAAATTCACCAGGAAATATTGCTAACGCACCCAAATTAAATTGTAGTATGGCATTTGAAGAATCTGGATTTACAATAGTACCCGTTGTTGATACCGAGGTATTAGATCCAAAGTTAGCTACTATTTGGCCATTACCTGTATGAAAAACATTACCATGACTTAAAAAACCATTAGTATTATCTGTTATTATTCTTGTAGCTAATACTGTATCAGGAACTGTTTTTTCTGGATTAAGTTGTACATTAAAATTTTCAGTAAAACTATGACCAAAACTTAAAAAGCTAACTTCATTAATACCACCCGTTGCTGTTACATTATCAATTAAGATCTTTGTTCCTGATCCTCCTGCACCATTAATTGTATAAATTTGTCCTTTTTTAAAACCTGTTCCAGCTTGAGTAACTGATACTTCAGTTGTTGTAGCTTGAATGTTTCCTGAAAATAATAAATTACCACCATCTGTTGCATCTGATACTGTAACATTATCTCCTACAGCATATGATGTAGCTAAAAAATTTACATCTAAAAATACTTCAATAACATCATTAAGATCGCCTGCATTATTAACAACTGTATTAACTTCTATTATTGGTGTGTTAAATTCTTGGTTGTTTACAGTAGCTCTTAAGAATCTATTAACAAGCTGATTTACTGATATACCTTCGAGTCTATCTACAGTAACTCTTAAAGATCTTCTTTGTAAAAAGTTACCACCCGATGGTATTAAAACATTCTCATATGGAAAATTAACTCTAATTTCTTCATTAAAAAATAATCTAAAAAAAAGTTTAAAAGATAATGTTGATCCTTTAGATTCGTATAGATCTTTTATTTTTTTTATTGTTAGCTTTTTATCTGCCAGTAAATCTTCTGATAAAAATTGTGCATAATTTTTTAAAAAATATTTAACAAAAGCATTTGAAGTAGAATCAATATCACTATACAAAAGTAAGTTTTGTATTATTTCTTGAGAGTTTTGATCTTGTTCTACAAACTTATAGTATGCCTCTACAAAAGCAACAAATGTAGGAAAATCATTTCTTACATATTCAGGTAACTGACTGCTAACTATAGCAGATATTTTATCTTTTATTCTTGTAGTTGCCATTATTCTTGTATAGATGTTACATTAACTACTAAACCAGCGTCTCTTCCTGCTGCAGCATCTAATGTAGTTTTATCTCTTAAAAGTATTTGATTTCTATTAGCTTCAATATTTTGTCCTACTTCTTGTATAGAAGAAGTAAATCTAAAGTCAGATACATTTTCTGGTAATGCAGTTGGCGTGAATTCATTTAAAATTATTTCACCTGTTTGATAGTTTACATTTCCCACGTTATCATTTAATATAGCTTCAGTTGAAGCATTTCTTACAACAATTTTTCCAGTACCATTATTATCAGCTGGTACAGTATCAGGTATATCTGTCATATTAACCAATGTAGTAGTGTTTTGAAATAATTCAAAAAATCTACTAGATGATATTGTTCCTGGCTGTAAACGATTTCCAAACTTTATAGAATCATCATCTCTAAATGTATTAACAGCATTTAAATTAACACTTTCTCTTTTTTGAAGTTTAATTAAAATTATAACTGTTCTTATTGAATTATCAGCATCTAATATATTTTTAATAAGTTGAGCTTTTTCAAAATCTTTATCAAATTTTTGTAAATCACTAGAAAAATAGGCATCTATTGTTTCTGTTACTAATGTTCTAATTTCATCTGATGTTAATGATGTTCTTAATGAATTAAATTCAATATTAACTTCTAAATTGACAAAGAAAAATTCAGGATCTACAAATTCAGGTTGAACTGCCATTACTTTTTTGTTAGCAAGAACTGAACTAATAATTGAATCTTTAGTTGATTGTGAAATACTAAATCCATCAAATGGTTTTAATGATATAATAACTTTACCAAACTTAGGAGGAATATTATCTTCACCACCAAATACTATAACTGATTCAGCATCTGAAAAATTTGCTTCAATTAATGATTTATAGTCATTGGCTGTAACAGCTCTATTTCTAGCAGCATTTACTCTTGGAGCTTTAAATTTAATACTACTTAATGTATCAGCATCAGAACCTGTGCTTGGATTAGTCGTTGGTAATATTGAAACATTGCTTGAACCACCTATAGATGTTGTTTGAAAATCTATAGACGCATTGTCAGATGTATTGGCATCTTTACCTTTTGATTTGAGGTATTCAATATTTACAAGGTTTCCACTTATTAACTTATTTCCTATTATACCATCTCCAAAAAATATTTGATATTTTTCTTGTGGATTCATCTCAAGATAAAATACTCTTGAAGAAGAAGTAACATTAGTAGTATCGACTGTCAAATTATAACTATCAATTGATGTATTTGAAAAAGATCCTTGTACACTTACTTTTAAAGTTGAAGTATCAATATCTAAATCAGGTATTTCATATTTTTCATCTGGTCCTGGTGTTGCTACTGCAAATGATAAATTTCTTAAAGTTCCTTCAACAAGTTCAACACCACTTCCAATGTATCTACCTGTGCCGTCGTTTCTTAAAGTAGCTGATTCTAAATTAAAAAATGTAAATGAATTTCCTTTTATACTTGTAGTAAAAGGAGTTTTAGCATCTAGCGTGATTGTGGCAGGAGAATCAGCTACTTCAAATACATTAATATCTACATTTGCTCTGGCACTTGTAACTGATGAAGGTGTGTATCCTAAATGCTTAGCTAAAGATACTGCAGATGATCTTTTTACAGCTGAATCTAAAAACATTTCATTAGCAAACATATTGCCAATATAAGCATTATAGTGAGTGTTATAAGCTAGCACATCAAGTAATAATGATAAACCTGAACCTTCAAAATCATAATCTGAGAAAGTGCTTTGATCTTTTAAAAATAATTTTAAATTATCTTTTATTTGATCAAAATCTAATTGAGATAAATCATCAGATTTAATTTGTGCCATTATCTTGCTCTTTCTATAGTAGTTGTTATACTAACTGGTCTGTTGCTATTTGTTGGAATGAATTCAACTGTAACATCTATAGCATTCAAATCTGAATTGTCTACAATTTTTACATTTAACACTTTTGCTCTTGGTTCTAGATTATCAATTGTTGTTCTAATACTCTGTTCCATTATAGAAACAGTTGTAGGATCAAAATTTTCAAAGAGCAAAGAGGTTATTTGACATCCATTTTCTGGATGAAACAATCTTTCATAATTTTTAGTTAGTATTAAGTTTTTTATTGATTGCTTTATTGCATCTTCATTTAGTTTTTTATTAACATCTCTTGTATCATTATTGATTCCAAAAAGCAAATCTATATCTGAAAACTCTCTAATTTTTCTATTTACTGTAACCATGCTTTATTTATGCTAGCCAGCGAACGTATCTGAAGATCCACTTGCAGTATGTCCACATGATGCAGCATCTCCTTGTCTAACTACACCTTTTCCTTCAGCACTAACAGTGCTTGAACTCTCAACCATAGTTGCACTTCTATGTGGTGGATCGCCATGAGGTGCAACTGAGTCACCCTGTAAAGATACTTTGCTACCATTCACAAAAACAGAAGATGCTCCTGGACCTGTGATTGTTCCTCCAGCTGTATCAACATTAACTCTTGATATACCAGGCATTACGCTAAGTCCACTAAACCAGAAGAAATACGTCTATGGTTATTATAAGTAAGCACAATTTTTCTTGGATTATCAACTTTAAATGAAATATGAATCCAAGGTAATCTTGTACCAGTATCTTTGTATTCTAAAAGTATTTTATCATAATTTAAATTCTGTGCAAGTTTTTTTGCTATGTTAAAATAATCTTTTTTGTTTACATTTCTAAACTGAATATCAACAGCCCGTCCTTTCAAATGATCTGAAGTGTTTCTACTTCCTCTTATAGCAAATCTAAATCCAGATGTAACCATCATATTAGGAAACAAAGCTAACACTGGTTCACATATATTAAGAGCCATAGCTTGTAAGTTAAACACAATCTGTCCATAAGATAGACCAACTTGAGATCTGACTCTGTTTTTTGTTACAACTGCGCGAGACGATAAATCTGCTAATGTAAAATGTTTTGATAATTGAAAATTATCTGGTACAAAATTTTGTTTTAGTAAAAAAGAAGATGGTTGTATAATAGTTGATGATGATGAAACTATATTCTCAGAAGATAATATCGATGGTTGAAAATTTTCTTCACCAATTGATAGTCCGACATTTTTTTGATTGTTTAAAAATATAGAAGAATCTTCATCTATTTCAGAATCTTCTGTTTCGTAACCAAAATTATCAAGATAATTACTATATGCAGGATTATCTATAGTTTCTATTACTATATTTTTTCTATTTCCAATAGTTCCAATATTAGCATTATTAGCGTATGTAGCATCTGTAGCAACACTTGATAAACCTTCATTTAAATGTATTTGTGAGCCGTCTGCATTTAAATTGTTAGTTGATTTTAGATTTAATGTATTGAGAGTTTGAAAAAACATTGAATTAGTTGATTTTAAATTTAATGTATTGAGTGTTTGAAAAAACATTGAACTATTACTTTTGTTATGAATACTACCTGTTGAAGATATAAAAGTATCTCCGTCTGTTTTTAAATTTGTAAATGTAGTTGATTGTATATTAATATTAGAGCTTCTTAAATTTATTTCTTCTGTAGCAGAAAGATTAAGTTTACCAGCAGCTTCCATTTCAATATCATTAAAACATTTTATATTTGTATCTCCTTCAACTTCTATATTAGCATTGCCAGATACAAATATTTTCATTGAACCACCTACTGAAATTCTACCTTCACCTAATATAGACAAGTGATCATTTTTATCAACAAATTCATATGAACTTCCTTTAGTTCTCTTTACAATAGATCCTGTTTGATCTATTTCAATAAAAGATCCTGTTTTATGAAATATATGAATTCTTTCAGAACCAGGTGTATCATCTAATTCTACAATATGACCAGATTCACTTTGAATGACTTTATTATATGGATATTCAGAATTGTAAGGATTATCAGGTTGATCAAATGATTCGTTATCAGGAAGTCTAACGCCTAATATCCTATCAGTTGTTTTTTCTTGTACTATAGTTCCTTTTATATCACCTGTTGCTAACTTATTAGTTTCTGTTCTACCACTATATTCATTATCAGGAAATGTGGAAGAAGTATCTAAAAAACCAACAGTTTGCGATTGAAGTTTATCTTGATTGTCGTTATTTTCAGTATCAAAATTTTTAGATTCATCTACTGCATCATTTACTGCAGATTGATCAAACTGTTTGTTAACTTCTTCTAAACCAGATTGAACTCCAAGTCTTTTATAGAAATCACCAACTTTATCAACAGAAGGAGGTTGTAATATTTTGTTAGTTAAAAGATCTGATGAAAAACTATTTAAATTATTATCAATTGAAGTTGTAACACCAGACTTGGATCCTTCTAATAATGTGTTGCGCAATTGGTTTATATCAATAGTAGCTTTTACTATTGTCGGAACTTCACCTAAAAATTTGGTTAAAATTTGGTTTGTTATTTCATCAGATAATGAATTAGATAAACTGTCTCCTAAATTAGTATTAATAGAATCTTTTAAATTATCAGCTGATAAATTTCCAGTTACTAAATCTACTGGATTATTAGGACCTATTAAATTTAAAGGTATTTCATTTAAACTTTTGTTTATAGAATTATCAATATTATTTGAAAACTTACTAGAATTATCTGATATTACTGTATCTATAACTCTATTTAAAATAGTCCTAGCAACTGGAGGCAGAGCTTGTATTGGTGGCTTGCTTTGTAATACACTTACTATTGCATTTTTTATTTGTAATGATTTATCTGATGACATTAGAAATCTATTAAGTTATTTAAAGAGTCTTTTTCATTAGATAAATCTGTATCTATTTTAGATAAATCTGATGAATTTAAATTGTAATATAAAGTACTTGAGTTATTAATTTTATATTCACTCACTATGTTAATCACATCTTTATCATTTAGTTTTGTTTTGCCTTCTAAAGATTTAACAAATATAGAAGCACCTCCAACAGGACCAGATTGTAATGATGTAGTAAATGCTAATGACTGAACTGATGGACCAAACTTGGTTAAATCAATTCCTCTTCTCCTTAGATTTGAAACCATTGAATCATAATAGTTTCTTTTAATAAATTGATCTTGATCTCTTTCAAATGAAATTGAATCATTAGTAGAAAGTTCAGTCCATTTACTATCAAATGAATCTGTACCAGGTGTTAATCCTTCAAACTGTTTTTTAAATTTACTACTAACTAAAAAAGAATTTAATGGTGAACCTTTATGTGATGTTCTAGAGTTACCAGAAAAAGTTTTTAAAGGTAAAAATGATGAAAGCTCATACTTTCCATATCTAGCTCCGTCATTATCATCACTTGTTTCATATTCACTAATAAATCCAACTTGTTTATTACCAACACCCACACCAAATTGTGTTGATATAGTTGATGTGGATGAAATTGCTGATATCTTGAAATCTTTTATTTCACTTCGACCAGCTTTCAAATTAAATCCTTGTTGATCAACAACAGGCAAACCAAATTCATCTTTTAAGTTACCATCATCTTTATTGGCAAACTCTTGTTTAATCTCTTTTTTCTTATATGTAATAGGAGCAGATTTAGTTCCTATAGTACCAAAGAATGCTGGCTGCTGCA